ATATTGTTCAATATGTAAGCATCCAGATTACCTTTGTATTTGTAATCAAGAAGTGCAAGGAATTTGTGAAACACTTTTAACAAGTGTTATTGTTTCTCAATTTCTCGTTCTTATTATAAATGCTTATGCAAGTTTGTATTGGAAATTTTCTTTTTGGAGGAAAATTTCTGATTTTGCTGGTAGATTTCAAACAATTCGAAATACTGCTGATGCTGCAATTGCTCGATATGCTGATTATGTTAGACAACCGTTTGATAGGGTATTTTGGACTCGTTTGGGCACACGTGTGAACAATTCGATTGGGAATAATAGATATCGAACTGCTGCTATAATATTATCATCCGCAGTTTCTATTGGTTGGTTAGCTAAATATCTATATTCTCAATTTAAAGGCGAAGTTCAATCTGTTCCTAAACAGTCTTCTTTACCTGTAGAGAACAAAGAGGGACGTCCTAAGCCAAAGGATAATGAGAGATACAATCCTTGGTATAAGGAGGAGTTAACTCTTTCCACTTATGATGTCACCCCTGAGATTCTTTCTTGGAAGCGTTTTTCTACTGCTCAATTTATTGAAAAGGTTTCTGATAACGTAATATATATTATTGCTGAAACTTACAATAAGAAGATTCGTGGAAGAATGTTATGTCTGAAGGGTCAATTGTTTATGACTAACAACCATATCATTCCTACTGTAGGAAAGGTTAAGCTAACACTAACTGAACACCATCAAAACGATGGTATTTGTTACAATCGCACAATCTTTCTTAATCAGAATGAAATCACTCGTGACCCAAGTAATGATTTATGTTTCTTCAATCTGCGAAACACTGTTCCTAGAAAGGATATTACTAAATTATTTGCTAAAGATAGTTTTAATGTTTCTTTACATGGAACTTATGTCTCTCGTGACGAACATGGAAACCTCTCCGAGCTTCCTGTTCTTGCCATGAAACGTAATTTAAATGTACCAGTTGATGATTTACAAGCTCGTCCAAATTTATGGATGGGTAATACTAAAGATCAAAGTAATACTCAAACTAGTTTTTGTGGATCACTTTTGATTGGTGAATCTCATTATGGAAACATCCTTCTTGGATTACATGTTTTAGGTGGAAAAGATGCTCGTTGCTGTTCAATATCTATCACTCAAGAATATTTAGCTAAATATCTTGAATTGGATAAATATCAAGTTCAGAGTGGTCCACCATTATTTCACGATGATTATGGTAATGTAGGTCCTTTATCAAAGAAATCTGTATTTCGGTATATAGATAAAGGAGTTGCAAAAATTTATGGATCTTATGAAGGTCCACGTTCAAATCCTAAATCTAGTGTGCAAAATACGCCAATGTCTGATTACCTTATTAAGCGAGGTTACAACATTAACTATACTGCGCCCAATATGAAAGGATATGAGCCCTGGAGAATTGCTGCAATCCCTATGGTAAATACGTCCAATTTGTTTGATGAGACATTATTACGTGAATGTAAAGAAAATTTTCTTCAAGATATTCTAAATGAATTATCACAAGAAGATTTGAGAGAATTGATGGTTCTTGATGAATTTACTTCTGTTAATGGTGCCGCTGGTGTTCCTTATATCGATAAGATCAACAGAAATACTTCTTGTGGTTACCCATATATGGGTTCCAAAAGAAAATTTCTTGAGCCGATACCACCTGTTCATGGTTTGCAAGAACCCATGAAAGTTACACAGGAGATTCGTGAACGGGTTGATATTATGGAAAGGAATTATTTATCTGGAATACGTAATAGATTACTTTACATTGGCCATCTCAAAGATGAACCTGTAACGTTTGCTAAAGCTGAGATAGGTAAGACAAGAGTTTTCACAGGTATGCCATTTGATGGTTGTATTCTTGTGAGGAAGTATTTTCTTGCTACTACTAGGTTAATACAAAATAACAGATTCATATTTGAAGCTGCACCAGG